CGTATTCTTCCCCCGGATATACCGCCTGTTCAAATGACATAACTTTAGTGTCACATGGATACCTCTGCATATGTGCAATTTTGTTCCAATATATATCCGCAAGACACGAAATATGGTCCAAATCAGGCATAATATCTACTTTACCGTAGTTGAATTGTGCATTGATCATGGGATGAGTCCCATCATCCATTGTAGTCAACCTAGCTGGCGCATATCTATGCGTGTTACTAAGATGCTTAAAAATGGGACTCTTGGTCAATTTGGTCTTAAGTTGAGCTCCCGGTCTCGCGGCAGACGCGTAGACTGTATGGCCAAACTGACCAACTTTATTCGCGTCCTTAAGACTGGAAGTCCACAAACCTTGTCGCTCAATAATTTCCTCAACAGGGCGCTCCAAAAGAGGACCACAGATATCATTCCCTCTAGTCGCTTGGGTATGGGTCAGCAAGCTAGAGGAGATAGTCTCCTTGTCAAGAGAAACAGCATAAGCTTTACTCAATGATTTTGCGCCAGCAACATGAATGCCAGCAAGTTTAAACATGCCACGAGAACGGATAAATATTGGTGCTCCACAATCACCGTTCTTTGTCTCAAGATCCGATTGCCAGATCTCATTACCATAATACATTTTTGTACCATCGGTGTTTTGTGTGAACACTCTTGTATAATCCTCCTCTGGTGTGGCAAAACCTTCAATTTGAATAGGTCTAACATCATCATCAAAAAGATACATGACGCACTCGCGGTGCGAACCCGCACACTCCTCAAACAACGTGGAATCAATCAAGCTAGACTCAAGCAATTTGCCTACCAATGGTACATTAATGAGCATGAGCTCATTCATGCGAACACCTTCCGGGACTTCAAATTCAGTTCCATACTGTGTCGCACCCAATTTCCATTCATAACCATCTTCGGTCCTACCCACGTAATTTTTAAGTGGTGCTGTTTGAACTTTAATACTAGGCTCGTCTTTCAATATCTGCAAGCAACCAGAAAATTTGATGATCGCTTCATTATCCTCTTCATAATGATCGAAAATAATATCAAGAACATGTTTAGGAATCAAAGCAACTTTAGTCTGGGCCATCAAAATGTACAAGTTGCACTCTACAAATCTCTTATTGGGACTTGTGATCGTGACCTTGTAAAAATTGTTCCTAATGACCTTTTCAATAAGACTATTTTCCTTCTCTGGTTTAATGATACTGACAGGATCGACTCGCCTGCGTTTGGCTTTCACTTGCCTCAGAGGGTAATCACCCTGCAACTCACCTTCAACGCGAGTCGATGCAAACAGCTTGTACATGGCAATCGCGCCAGAAAACAGACCCACACTCAGTACAATGCCTCTCCACGGGAAAACATCCTTAAATGAAGGCTTGTAATGTTCATAAGCCAAATTCAATGCTTTAGTTTGGGCCATGTGCCAATACCTTTCATCCCCGGAAGGAAGCTCGACACTCATAAGCCTATCTGCCATTGTCATTGGTCTAATCAATCTTCGCTTTTTGCAAAAATCTTCAAATTTGGGATTTTCAAGAAGGTCAATCTTGATAGGTCTCGGGGCATCAATTTCATGAACTGCAGAAAGCCAAAATTGTTGAACTCCTTTGGCCGCTGCCTCAAGACGCTTTTCTTTCACGTAATCTTCCTTAAAGCTAATGACATGCTCAAATGTTTGCCTAGTCTTACGCTTGGCATTTGCCATCAAAGCGATGCACCTCACAGTTGCAAGGCCAAACCAATTAACTTTGTTGTCATTGGTAACCATTTGAGGAACTACAATA